TATGAGCTTTGATAAATTAACACCACAACAAAAGATTCAGAAAGCTAACATCGACTGCATGCGACATCCCAAGTTCGCATTGTTGTCAGGCGTTATCTGTATGGGTAAGTCCGAGGTCAAGGACGGCGTGCCAACTGCCGGTACTAATGGCAAGGACAAGTACTACGACGCAGAGTTTATCTCTGACTTCACACTCAAGCAGTTGCGTTATCTTGTACTGCATGAGAACTTCCACGTTGCACTCAAGCATTGCGTGTTGCCGATGTACCGTGATCTCGATAAGAAGTTTGGCGCACACATCAACAACATTGCTATGGACTACTGCATCAACGGCATGATCGAGGAGCTTGACCCTGACTTCAAGTTTGTTGAGCGTCCCACAAAGATACCGCCACTTGTTGACGATCAGTTCAAGGGTATGTCTTACATTCAGATCCTGCAAGCATTACTCAAAGATGCCAAGGTTATTAAACTCAAACCAATGGACTCGCACGATAAGGGTGAGGCAGGCGATGATGGTATGGACGCTGATGCGAAGGGTGAGCTTATACGCCAGGTGGACGATGCCAATCGTCAAGGCGAGATGCTTGTCCGTAAGATGGCGGGTAATGGTGAGGGCGGGCGTGACATCCTTGAGACTGCACGTGAACGTCAGACTGATTGGCGTGATGCGTTGCGTGAGTTCATTCAGACTATCTCATCAGGCGATGAGAACTCTAGGTTCTGTCCTCCCAACAAGCGTATGCTTGCGAGTGGGTTTGTGATGCCCTCGCACTTCACTGAGTCGATGGGTGAGTTGACTATCGCTTGCGATACATCAGGTTCTATGCACCCCTACTATGGTGTTGTGTTCGGTGAGATCGCTAAGATCTGTGCTGACGTTAAGCCTGACGGTGTGCGTGTACTGTGGTGGGACACAAAGGTATGCGGTGACCAAGAGTTCAAGCCTCATGAGTACGATCGCATTGCAGGTCTTATGTCACCCAAGGGTGGCGGGGGTACTACGCCGACATGCGTTACCGAGTACATCGAGGAAAAGAAACTCAAGCCTACTGCGTTACTGTGGTTGTCTGACGGTTACTTGTACTGTGATGATCCGGCTGTACCATGCCCGTCTCTATGGGGTATCGTTGACAACACCGAGTTCGTACCGCAGCACGGCAAAGTAGTGAGGATTCAATCATAAAGGAGGATAGACATGACAGACCCAGTAACAAACGCACTTACTCTGCAACTAGAGTATGGTGACGATGAACTTAGGAAGGAAATTGAAAACTATATACGCCGAGTAGTGAGAGATGAAATGATAAAGATGGCAACCGATGGTGTAGTGTTTGAACGCATGCTGGTCAACAACGCATACACATTCAAAAAGTTTGTGTTGCGTGCAGTCAAAGAACATTTCAATAACCCACAACAGATTTACTAATTTTTAACCACAAAGGAGAAGCAACCATGACATTAAGATACAACCTAGATACATGTGCAATGTTAGTAGAGTTCAACGCAAGCGTATGGACTGCACGCAAGTTAGACAAGGGCGTGACCGATGAGGTCGTGTCCAATAAGAACGCAGGGGCTAAGGACTCTGCTCGTGTTAACAAGAACTTACTCGCAGGACGTGATGAGTTAGCGGACATTGTGCAATACGTTGGTAAGATCCGCCAGTTCGTATACGACAACACGTTGCCTTGGAGTGACTCAGGTCTACGCATGTTACCGACAGTTAACTTCATTAAGTTCTGTGAGAAGATGGCTGACTTCGAGGCTGACTTCACTAAGCTCGTACAGGAGTTTGTGCAGATCTATCCTACGCTCATTACGGCGCAGGCTATGGCGCTAGGGGATATGTTCAAGCGTGATGACTACCCGACTGCCAACGAGATCATGACTAAGTTTGCGTTCAGGGTTAACTACATGCCTATGCCATCAAGCGGTGACTTCCGTGTGGACGTGGGTAATGATGCACAGAAGTATCTACAAGAACAATTAGAACGTGTGGCACAAGAGCGTGTGGACAATGCGATGGCGGACATCAAGCGTAGGCTAGGCGAGCACCTAAGGCGTATGTCTGACAGGCTGACCACTGACTACATTGCAGGCGAGGCGAAGCAACGTAGGTTCCATGACTCGCTCGTTGATGGTGCGTTGGAGTTATGTGATCTTACTAAGGCTCTTAATGTGACGGGTGACAAGTCTTTGGAGGAGGCACGGCAATCCCTTGAGAAAGCACTATTGCATAAAGACGCCAACGAGCTACGCAAGAACGAGGCGGTTCGTCAAGACACCAAAAAAGCGGTGGATGCGATCCTTGACAAGTTTAGTTTTTAAGGACGTAACATGAACGAGAAGATTAAAGGTAAAGTAAAAAAACTAATGACACAAGCGTGGGAGTTTGTCGAGCACGATCTTGAAACAGTGGAGCGAGATCATGTAGTAACGTATTTGGAACACTTAGAGATGGTTCATGCAAAGTTCGCCGAGTTACTAATTCAGCAATGTATTGACATTGCATTTAGCCGAGGTGATAAAGTAGATTATCTGAAAGAACACTTTGGAGTTGAACTATGAACGAACGAATCGAAGAGATAGCCGCACAAGCTGAGAAGTACGCAGATGAAAACTTTAAAGGCGAGGGCTTTTGGTCAGATGCATACGAGTCGAAGTTTGCTGAGTTACTACTGAGAGAAAGCGCCCGTATAGCCGATATGGTGAGGTTGATGTAGATGTGCACGGTGGTTTAACGTTTTCCGAGGGTGGGAAGTTTGGGTTTGACTGTGCACATGCGGGGGACTTTGAACCGGGTAATACTTTTCACTGTGACGACGATGTGTACCGAACAGTTGATTTTGTGTTAGCGGAACTGCACAAACTTGCAGAACAATTTGATAGGAGAAAGTAAATGAAAGTAACACCATACGATACAGGCAAAGTGAAGATCGGTATCTATTACGAGCCTAAGCACAACTACTATAACCACGATCAAGACTGGGTGCAAAAAGCTATCTTAGGTATCGAGACAAGTTGGACCACGGACACTGTGGTGTTCTGCGCTTTGTATGCAGTGATTCTGTACGCAGTAATGGGGCTAATCACAAGGAGTTGGTATGACTGATATATTTAAATTCATACTCGTTGCTGTTGTTTGCTCGGCACTAACTACGCTAGGCATTTGGTCGCTTGCACCGCATCAAGGCGTGGTGATATACCGATGCGACTGGTCTGAGATCTCGCCTGATATTCCTTTGCAAGTAAAAGAGGAATGTCGTAAACGAATCATGCACGGAACTATATAGGAGGACGTATGTCAACAATACAAGAAGCACTTAAGCGCGCACTTACAAAAGACGCCAACGAATGGGACAAAGACCAACAACGCATAGACAAGGAGAAGACAATGCCTAAACACTTATTCAAACCAACCAACAACGCAAGCCGTGCAACATTCCACTTCATCCGGGACAATCCTAACCTCAAACAAAAGGACGTCATGTTTGAATTGGGCGCAAGGGGGTTCAAGGAGACGACTGTCTCATCCTTAGTTACACAATTCATACGCTCAGGTTTTGTACAACGTGTTGATGGGAAGCTAACTACACTGATTCCAGAATATAAACCGGTTAAAGCAAAAGACTTTAAAAAGAAAGTAATAACAATCGGACGCAGACCTAAAGTACCAGACGAGATCCAAGCGATCATTGAAGATGCGTGGACCCCAAGTAAAATATTAGACAAGTTGTCAATCGTGCAAGCCAAACAGTTGTATACTGCACTAAAGGAAATCTTTTCGAATTAGCATTGGGGCATTTCACAGTTGCTAATAATGGTGGAGCCTAATAGATGTGAACCCATTAAACTGATTCGGTAAGCTTCCCCGATGTTCGAGTATTTTGGGCTTACCGAACCTCCTTCACCGCGAACCGAGGGGGCGCGGAATCTATTTTCCCCCCACCATTTTTAAGGAGTAAGAAATGAACGACATACTAGAAGTTTTAGTGACGCTTGCAGTTCTGTGTTTGGCATCAACGTGGATCACAGCAGTGTTTTGTTATGTGTTATTTATACTAGGAGTGCACGATGAGTGATGGAGGTAAAGGGTCAGCGCAACGACCAACAGACTACAATAAATTTTCAGACAACTTCGACAAAATTTTTAGGAGCAAACCAATGGATGAGGAAACAAGAGAGATGGACTTACAACTAGGCGATGCACTCGCAGAGCTTAACTTGTACAAGAGCGCGATAGAAGAAGCAAAGGTGGTTTGTGATGATGTGGATAGCGGACGTTACGGCGATGCGCTAGTGCACGTTCAAAAGTTTTACGCTAAGTTAGAAGCTATACGTCAGTACAAATCTAAAGTCGTTGACATGGACGGCAGATGCTGATGACAGCATGGAGGAAAAGACAAGTGTTCCAAAAGATCAACACCTATGAGGGCAGACCGCTTGGTGTACACACTGGTGAGATAAAGCAAACCTTTAAGCCCGCTTGGATGTGCACTACTTGTAAGAAAATATTTTTTAACAAAGAAGAAACAGAAACACACGATCACAAGGACAAGGATGATGCCAAGATCCAGAAGTGAAATCACAGGAAGCATAACCGTAAGCATACGCCTTAGCGATGCACAAAAAGAGATGTACTATGACTTAGGAGGACACGATTGGTTAAGAAGTTACCTAAACAGACAGCTAAGGTCAGAAGAAATTCAGCTTGGCCTTTCCCCACGAAGCTCCTTAACAACGAGCCCAAAAGAATCAAACGGAAGAAAGTAGACACAGCACAATACGAGGAGGCTTTATTTTGAGCGCAGACGAAAAACAAGTGGGCGGTAACCACTATAAAGATATGCCACTACAACCGTGGACTGTTATGCAAGCAGTCTTAACCACAGAGGAATTCGTAGGATTCCTAAAGGGCAACGTCATCAAGTACGCTATGCGTGCAGGGCGCAAGGGGGCAGCCGATGAAGACATGGAGAAGGCGCGGCATTACTTGGAGAAATTAAACGAGGTCACTAACGGAGACATGTCATGGGAATGACGCCGGAGGCTAAGGTCAAGAAACAAATCAGGGCAATCCTAGAACGAGTAGGCGCCTACTATTCCATGCCGATTGGTAGTGGGTTTGGTAATGCGGGCACGCCCGACTTCCTGGTGTGTCACCGTGGTTTGTTTATTGGCATCGAGGCGAAGGCGGGTAGAGGAAAGCCCACCGCTTTGCAAGAACATAACCTCAACAGGATTATGCAAGCGGGAGGCGAAGCGCTTGTGGTCAACGAGAAGAACATCAATAAACTAGAGGAGCTGTTAAATGGAATCAGATAACTACAAAGAATTTATAGAGAAGATTGTGGGCGGTATGAGTGACGAGGAAAAGAAACACTTGCAGTTCATTACCACCAAACTTATTGCGTGTTACCGTAAGGACAGTCCGTTCAGCGCAGTCATAGTATTCTCAGATGGCAACGACGGTTCGATTGCACTAGCGTCTGCGAATGCGGACTCCATGATTACGGCGCAGCTACTTCAATTTGGTAACGAGTATGCACAAGAGAACTTGATGAAGGGCGCACCGCCCAAGGAAATGTTTAACTAGGAGAAGCACATGACTGAAAAAATGATGATTGACAGAGGTTGCTTTGAGCGTGGGTGCATGGGACTTCCTAATCCGCACGAGAGACTGATTAAAGAAGATGAGGTGGTGTGGTTGGTGGAGGGGAAAGAGTGGGTTGGGTTGCCTGCGGAGGAAGTAAATAGCATTTATGGCGAGACTCAAGAAAAAGTTAACAAACACTGGGACGATGGTGGTACAACCATGATGTTCCCGCTAACACTATACCAAGCATTTGAAGCGAAGCTGAGGGAGCGCAACAAATGACTAAAGAAGTAAATGAAAAGCAAGATGCGCCTGTGGCGTATGGGATGCGTGACACCATGATTGGTTCTGGAAATCGCATGATGTATGTTCGCTTGGATAAAGGTCAAGACGGGTGCACAGTGCCTCTCTACACCAAACCACAACCTCGCAAGCCTCTGACAGATAAGCAACGTGAAGAGATACTGGATGAGATGTATAACACTCACGGCTTTGTCGGTGAAGATGTGCATGAAATGGTTGACTACGTGATTAACGCAGTCGAAGACGCCCACGGCATTAAGGAGAACACTTGACTAAAGAAGAAGTAATGCAACAAGCGTTAGAGACATTGCGGGGGATAATGGGTTTAAATCTACACAATGTACAACGGACCATTGAATCTTTAGATAATCAACTAAAGAAAGAGCAAGAAAATACAGACTGGGAAGCAGTTGCAGCAGACCAAGCTCTGACGATTGCGCTATTAAAGGCTGAGTTAGAGCAAGATGAGCCTGTTGGCAAAGTGTCCGATCATGATTGGAGTACAGGTTTGCTTTACAGAGATTTGGAGCCTGGTACACCTCTCTACACCACACCACAACCTCGCAAGCCGCTGACGGATGAGCAAAAGAAAAACATTTTTCTGAAGTTCTACGGCAAACATTGGGCGTATACAAACCAAATAAAAAACGTCATGGAAGCTGTCGAAGCCGCCCACGGCATTAAGGAGAACACATGAGCGCACCATACAAGACGATACTGACCATTGACTTTGAGACAAGGTGGGACAGTAAAGAGTACACACTATCGAAGATGACAACCGAGGAGTACATAAGAGATGCACGATTCACAGCTTTCGGAGCCTGTATACATGAGTACGGAACAGACAAAGTTACCCAATGGTACAGAGGAGATGAATTACCACGCATCTTATCTACGTACAACTGGAAAGAGACCGCCATTCTTGCCCACAACGCACAGTTCGACGTCTCCATCCTTACATGGAGATACGGAGTTAAGCCTGCTTTCATTTTCGACACACTTTCAATGGCAAGAGCTTTGCGAGGCGTGGAAGTCGGGAATAGTCTCGAAAAGCTTGCGGTGCATTTTGGACTCCCACCCAAAGGGGACGCAGTACATTCATCTGACGGATTAGAGACGCTCCCACGTGAGGTCGAGATTGAACTTGCAGAGTACTGCAAACACGACGTGTTCTTGTGTGAGGAAGTCTTTAAGCGATTCATTAGTGGTTATCCAAAGTCAGAGTTACGCCTGATTGATATGACACTGCGGATGTACACAGAACCAGTATTAGAGTTAGATAAGCGCATGCTGATTGAGGCGCTCACAGATGAAAGGGATAAACGTGAAGGATTATTACAAAGGCTCGGCGTGGATGAGACTGCACTCGCTTCGAACAAGCAGTTTGCAGACTTACTTAAATCACTGGGAGTTGACCCCCCAACAAAGATTAGCAAAACCACGGGCAAACAAACGCTTGCGCTTGCTAAAAATGATGCGCACTTCCAAGCCCTACTCAATGGAGAGAATGAAGACGTTGCCCTCGTTTGTGAAGCTCGCCTTAAGGTTAAATCGACTACCGAAAGAACTCGCGCGCAGAGGTTCCTCGACATTTCTCAAAGGGGTGCACTACCGGTTCCGCTATCGTACTACGGTGCGAAGTCGGGTCGCTGGACGGCGTCCAAAGGCTCCGCTATCAATATGCAAAACCTCAAACGAGGGTCGTTCTTACGTAAAGCAATTATGGCGCCCGAAGGTTATCAACTTGTCGTCGGGGATCTCTCGCAAATTGAGCCGAGAGTACTTGCGTGGTTTGCGGACTACGAGGACATGCTCGACATCTTCAGGAGTGGAGCTGATGCTTATGCCTCATTCGGGGCGCAGATGTTTAACATACCCGGACTCACTAAGGAATCGCACCCGGAGCATAGGCAATCTGCCAAGGCGGCTTTACTAGGCGCAGGTTACCAGTTGGGGTGGGCATCGTTTGCCGCACAACTGCTTGTGGGTTTTCTAGGCGCACCGCCTATGCGGTATGAAAAAGAGTTTGCGAAAAAGCTAGGTGTTGATAAAGATTATGTTGAGAAGTTTTTAGACAACAAAGATAATTTAGAAAGAATGGCGGACATTCCGCACACATGTACAGACGGTGAACTGCTGATTCACTGCGTGGCATCCAAGGCAATTATTGACATCTACAGGCGCACCGCTCAACCAGTAGTAAGTTTTTGGGAGATGTGCCAGGAGATGATGGCGCGTTGTCTAATCAATGGCGAGGAGATGTCTTATAAGTGTATAATTTTCCGTAAAGGTGAGATAGAATTACCCAACGGTATGAAGCTCTTGTATCCTGATCTGCGCCAGATCAAGGACAAAGACAAGAAGACACACTGGGTATACGGCGAGGATGAGACGAAGCTGTATGCGGGTAAGATTACGAACAACATCATTCAGGGTGTTGCGCGTATTGTGATGACGGA